CTTCTACATTAGGAACGGCAACTTTAGACGCTAATACTATAGCAAGTCCAACCGGCGAATTATTATCTCTAGCTGAAGGTAGTGTTGATGTAACTGCTAATGCAGACATTTCAATTACTGGTCAAGAATTGACTATGCAGGAAAATGCTCCAACAGTTACTGGAGATGCAGATGTTAATTTAACTGGTCAAGCAATGACTGTTGCTTTGGCTAGTGTTACTGCAATAGCAGATGTAGACGTAAGTACAACTGGTCAAGAATTGACTATGCAGGAAGGTCAAGCAGAAGCTGATGACGCAACTGCAGAAGTAACTGGAATTGCTATGACAATGGCTCAAGGGACTCTTGGAACACTGATTTGGACAGAAGTAAACACAGGTACAGCGCCTATAGATCCTCCAGGATGGAAAGAAGTAGCTTGATTTATGGTAACAATATAATTATAATTAAATATTTAGGGGTTTAAAAAATGGCAAATGCAACATCAGCAAATTTAAAACTAACGGTCCAAACAACAGGTGAAAACTCTGGAACTTGGGGACAAATTACAAATACTAATTTATTAATTCTAGAGCAAGCAATTGGTGGTTATGATTCGGTTGGAATTACTGCAGCAGCAACTTTAACTTTTTCAAATGGTGCATTATCTAATGGTAAAAATCAAGTTTTAAGATTAACTGGAACTATTTCTGGAAATAAAAATGTTGTAATTCCAGATGGAATAGAAAAAACTTATTTAGTTGAAAATGCTACATCAGGAGCACACACTGTAACTTTTAAAACAAGTTCAGGAACAGGAGCAACCTGGGCTGCTACAGATAAAGGATATAAAATTGTATATTCAGATGGAACTAATGTTGTAGATATCACAGCAGACTTAGGTGATATATCTTCTGGTGCTATTACTGCTACTGGACACATTATTCCTGGGGCAAATGATACATATGATTTAGGAACTACAACTGCTGTCTGGCAAAATTTATACACAGGGGATTTACATTTATCCAACCAAGCTAAAAACCAAGGAAACATTGTAGATGGAACCAAAGGCAACTGGACTTTACAAGAAGGAAAAGATAATATATTCATGATAAATAATATATCTGGAGAAAAATTTAAAATCAATTTATCTAAGATAGAAGGAGATTCATAATGGGAGTAGTATCGTGCGGAACTACAATGTTAGACCAAGGAGTTTTTCAAAATATAGGAGCGGTCACTTGGGATACAACAGCTAAAACAGGAAATTTTACAGCAGTAAGTGGTAATGGTTATTTTGTAAATACTACAAGTGGATCTATTACAGTAACACTTCCTAGTTCACCTGCTGCTGGTAGCATAGTAGGTGTAAAAGATTATGCAAATACTGCAGACACAAATAAAATCGTTATTGGTCGTAATAGTTCTAATATTCAAGGAACTGCTGCTAACTTTGATTTAGTTACATCGGGAGGATCTGTATTATTAGTTTATGTAGATGGAACACAAGGATGGAAAGTAACATCTGCATCTGAAGCAACTGATCTTCAAAGTACACAATATGTAGTAGCTACTGGTGGTACAATTACCACTACAGGAGATTTCAGAGTTCATACATTTACAGGTCCTGGAACATTTTGTGTATCAAACGCAGGTGCTCCTGGAGGTTCAGCCAAAGTAGATTATGTAGTAGTTGCTGGCGGCGGTGCTGGCGCTTCTGGTAATGGAGGAGCTGGTGGTGGAGGAGCTGGTGGACATAGGGTTTCTTTTCCAAGTCCAGCAGGAACAATCCCTGTTTCAGTTCAAGGTTATCCAATTACAGTAGGTTCTGGTGGAGCAGGTGTTACACCTCCAAGCTCAGTTGGATCATCAGGTAGCAATTCAGTTTTTAGTACAATTACCTCTGCTGGAGGTGGTGGAGGTGCGAAACAACCAAATGGAAATGGTGCTTCAGGTGGTTCAGGTGGTGGTGGAAGTATAGATGGTGGTTGTGGAGGAGCAGGAAATACACCCCCTGTTAGTCCACCTCAAGGAAATCCTGGTGGAGATGGCCCCGGTGATGGAACACCTATTAACGCAGGCGGCGGTGGTGGAGCTTCGGCTGCTGGACAAAATGGTACACCAGGCCCAGCTGCAGGAGGAGCAGGTTCTGCTAATTCAATCACAGGAAGTTCTGTAACAAGAGCTGGTGGTGGAGGTGGAAGTGTTTCTAATGGAACTGGCGGTGCTGGTGGAGCTGGCGGTGGTGGAGCTGGCGGTAACGGTGGAAGTCCAGGAGTTGCAGGGACAGCTAATACAGGTGGCGGTTCAGGCGGAGGTGGACCTGATCCAGGATCTTCACCATCTGCAAACGGTGGTTCGGGTGTTGTTATTATCACCTACAAATATAGAAACTAAAATAAAATGTTATGGGAATAAATTCATGTGGAACAACTTTAATAGATGAAGGTACTTTTAAAAACATTGGTGCCATTACATGGGACACGACTGCTAAAACAGGAAATTTTACAGCAGTCAGCGGTAACGGGTATTTTGTAAACACTACTTCAGGGGCTATTACAGTCACACTGCCATCGTCACCAGGTGCAGGTGATGTCGTTGCTGTTGCTGATTATGCAAATACTTTTGATACTAATAATGTTACGATAGGTAGAAATGGATCTAAAATTCAAGGTGAGGCAGGTGATTTTAAAGCAAATATAGAAGGATTAAGTATAGTATTAGTTTATGTTGATTCAACAAAAGGTTGGTTATCAGTCGATGCTGGACAAGCAAGTGCTATTACTTCTCCACAATTTGTAACAGCAACTGGTGGAACAATTACAACATCTGGAGATTTTAAAATTCATACTTTTACAGGCCCTGGTACTTTTTGTGTATCCAATGCAGGTAATGCCGCTGGTTCGGCAACAGTAGATTATATGGTGATTGCCGGTGGTGGCGGAGGTGCTGCTAATAGTAATGGAGCAGGTGGAGCAGGTGCTGGTGGTTTTAGAGAATCTTCAGGTGCAGCAAGTGGTTGTTATTCAGCTTCTCCTTTAGGATCTGGTGTAAGTGCTTTACCGGTAGCAGTACAAGGTTACCCTATTACTGTAGGTGGTGGAGGAGCAGGTCACGTAGGAGATCCAGAAAATGCTGGAAATGGATCATCAGGAAGTAATTCAGTTTTTAGTTCTAAAACCTCAGCTGGTGGCGGTGGTGGTGGCGGCGCTGGCGCTGGAGTAGCAGGAGGTTCTGGTGGTGGAGCAGGACAAGGACAATCAGGTGTTGGAGCAGGAAATACTCCTCCAGTTAGTCCTCCTCAAGGAAATAGTGGCGGTCAGTCAGTACCTCAAGAACGTGGAGCCGGAGGTGGTGGAGCAGGTGCAGCTGGTTCATGTGTTACTGGAGGTGCCGGAGTTACTTCATCTATAAATGCAACACCAACTGCAAGAGCTGGTGGTGGCGGTGGAGGAGCTAGATGTTTTCCCGCAGTCCCTGGAAGCGCTGGTTCTGGTGGATCTGGAGGTGGAGGCGCTGGAGCAAAAGGAAATAATGGAACTGCTGGAACAGCTAACACTGGAGGTGGTGGCGGTGGAGCAGGTAGAAAACCAGGAGTAGGAAATAATACAGGTGGTGCTGGTGGATCTGGAGTAGTAGTAATAAGGTATAAATATCAATAAGATTAATGTATTTACTAATTTAAAATAAATTGTATAATAGGAGATAATTATGGCACATTTTGCAAAACTAGGAGCTAACAGTAAAGTTATTCAAGTATTAACACTTGATAACAAAAATATGTTAAATGCTGATGGTGTTGAAGATGAATCAGTGGGTCAACAATATTTAGAAACACATAATAACTGGCCTGCACAAATGTGGATTCAAACTTCCTATAATACAGGAAGTAACCAACATAAAGAAGGTAAAACTCCATTAAGAGGAAACTATGCAGGTATTGGTTATACTTGGGATGAAGATAATCAAATCTTCTGGCCTAAAAAACCTTACGCTTCTTGGGTAAAAGATACATCTGATGCTCAATGGCATTCACCAATCGGTGATGCTCCAGCATTAACAGCTGAACAAACTTCACAAAACGAAGCAGATACTCACAGCTGGTCTTACATTTGGAATGAATCAGGACAGTCTTGGGATCTAACAGATTCTAAAGCATAATTGATCTAGATCAATTCTTTTAATATCAATTGACATTATAAATGACGGATGTATATATTACATCTAGGTATGCAAAAGAAAGTATTAACAGAACAAGCGTTATATTTTGGCGATATAGCAATGCCTAAAGATTGGGACATTGATAGAAAAAAATTATCAGACGACATCTTACAATCAGTAATTCAAAACAAAAATTTTCCATTTTCAAAAACTTGGGATATGTTAAATACATATATGCGAGATCACATCGGTCTTGAATATAATATTAATTTAATTAACAAATCAACGTGGGGAAATATCTATAAACCTGCGGAAACAACAATTCCTTTATTGCAAGTTGATCCAGTAGATCTACGAAACTCTCCAGACTTTACAATGCTTTATGGTGTTAAAGTTAAAGATTGTTTTGTTCGAATACATTATGAAGACAACAGACGTAAAGGAAGAAGTTGGGATATAGAACTTAAAGATAATAAGTTTATTATGTTTCCATCAACAAATATGTATTACATAAAAAACAAACAGAAAGATTCATTGAATTTTATACAGACAATAACTTATGAATATATCTAATCACTATTGGTATTTTACATCTGCAATACCTCCTAAAATTTGTGATGATATAATTAAATACGGTTTATCTAAATCTGAATCTATGGCTAGAACTGGTGGTTATGGAGATAGAAAATTAACTAATGACGAAATAAAAGATATAAAAAAAAGAAGAAACTCTGATTTAGTTTGGTTAAATGATACTTGGATATATAAAGAATTACATCCTTACATACATAAAGCAAATAGAAATGCTGGTTGGAATTTTGACTGGGACAGAAGTGAATCTTGTCAATTTACAAAATATAAATTAAATCAATATTATGATTGGCACTGCGATAGTTGGGACAAACCTTATGAAAAAGAGGGACCAGAAAAAGGTAAAATTAGAAAGTTATCTATGACATGTCAACTTACGGATGGCTCTGAATATGAAGGTGGTGAATTAGAGTTTGATTTTAGAAACTATGACCCTCACATGAGAGAAGAAATCAAACATTTAAAACAAGCAAAAGAAATATTACCGAAAGGATCTATTATTGTGTTCCCTTCATTTGTATGGCATAGAGTAAAACCTGTAACGAAAGGAGTGAGATATTCATTGGTCATGTGGAACCTTGGATATCCTTTTAAATAATATGATAATAAATGAATATTTTAAAACACCTATATGGATTGAACAAAAACCTGAATTTGTAAAATCTTTAAATAAAGCTTCTAATCAATATATAAAAGAAGCTAAAAAAAGAGAAAAAGATTATATAAAAAAACATGGTGATTTTGGAAGAAGTTATCATTCTACACCACTTATTAACGATAATAAATTTTTAGATTTTAGAAATTATGTAGGTCAGAAATCATGGGAGTTTTTAGATTGGCAAGGTTTTGATATGCAACAATATCAGACTATGTTTAGTGAGTTATGGGTACAAGAGTTTGCTAAAAAAGGTGGTGGACATCATAATGCACATATACATTGGAATCAACACGTATCAGGTTTTTACTTTTTAAAAGCAAGTGATAAGACTTCTTTTCCAATATTTCATGAACCACGTACTGGTGCACGTTCTACAAAATTAAAATTAAAAAATAGTAATGGTATATTTCATGGAACTGAATTAATTCATTTTAAAGTAACACCTGGAACTTTAATTATATTTCCAGGATATTTAGAACATGAATTTGCAGTAGATCATGGTGTAGAACCTTTTAGATTTATACATTGGAATATACAAGCTATACCAAAAGAAATGGCTAGAGATGTCATTTAAAAAAAATAAATACACAGTTATTAGGCAAGCTATCTCAAAAGACTTAGCTACGTTTATTTCAAATTATTTTTGTATGCAAAAACAAGTTTTAGATACTTGTAGAAAAGAAAGATATATTTCTCCGTATGAAACTTTACTTGGATATTATGAAGGACAAGATGAACAAATACCTAATACTTATTCTTGTTATTCAGACATCGCAATGGAAACTTTAATGTTGAAATGTCAGCCAGTTATGGAAAAAACAACAGGATTAAAATTATATCCTGCATATACTTATGCAAGAATTTATAAAAAAGGTGACGAACTTGTAAGGCATAAAGATAGATTTAGTTGTGAGATATCTACTACTATGAATTTAGGTGGTGATCCTTGGCCTATATATCTTGAGCCATCTGGTAAAGAAGGTATGAAAGGTATTAAAGTAGATTTAAAACCAGGAGATATGTTAGTATACTCCGGTTGTGAATTAGAACATTGGAGAAATAAATTTAAAGGCAAAGAATGTATTCAAGTTTTTTTGCACTATAACAATAAAAAGACTCCTGGATCCAAAGAAAATATGTTTGACAAAAGACCACATTTAGGTCTTCCATCTTGGTTTAAAAGGTAGTATATTATAATAGAGACAGTGGACACCACCACATACCACCACTGTCTCTTTTATAATATTTGGATAACTATGCTACAAAAGCTTAATTTTAAACCTGGTTTTAATAAAATGGTTACGGATTCAGGAGGAGAATCCCAATGGGTAGATGGCGATTTTGTTAGATTTAGGTATGGTTTCCCTGAAAAAATAGGGGGCTGGAGTCAATTAACTATCGGTAATAAAACACTACCAGGTGTTGCAAGAGCACAGCACGCTTTTACTAGTATTGCTGGTGAGAAATATGTTGCAATAGGAACTTCACAAGGTTTATTTTTATATTATGAAGAACAATTTTTTGACATTTCTCCTTTAGATAATGATGTAATTACAGGAGTTACTTTTACTGCGGTATCAGGTTCTGCCACAGTTACGGTTAATAAAACTTCACATGGTTTATTAGATGGAAGATATATAACATTTACTAGTGTAACCGTTCCAACAGGTTCAGGTTATGCTATAGCAGATTTTACAGGTAACACTTTTGAAGTTTTAAATAAAACAGCAAATACTTTTCAAATAACTATGCCTTCAAATTCAGCAGGTTCCACATCGGGAACGGGATCAGCACAAATAGATCCGTATGAAGTAGTGGGTCCAACGTTTCAAACCGCAGGTTTAGGTTGGGGAACATCTACATGGGGATCAAGTACATGGGGAACTGCTAGTACAACTAGTTCTGTAGTATTAGATCCAGGTTTATGGTCCTTAGATAACTTTGGTCAAGTGTTGGTTGCAACTATTCGTAATGGTAAAACATTTACATGGAATGCAGGTGCAGCTAGCCCAAGAGCTAATAGAGCATCTACAACGACATCTGGTTTTGCAACAGGAAGCAGTCCAACTTCTTCAATACTAACGCAAGTATCAGATAGAGATAGGCATTTATTTCATTTTGGAACTGAAACAACTGTTGGTAGTTCTACAACTCAAGACCCAATGTTTATAAGATTTTCAAATCAAGAAGATTTAAATGCATACACACCTACAGCAACAAATACTGCTGGTACTTTTAGACTTGATAAAGGAAATGAAATTGTAGGAGCAGTGTCGGGTAAAGACTATACGTTGGTTTTAACAGATACATCTGCATATGTAATTCAATTTGTTGGAGCACCTTTTACCTTTTCTGTTAGACAGGTAGGTACTAACTGTGGGTTGATTGGTCAAAATGCACTTAGTTATTCTAATGGTATTGTTTTTTGGATGTCGGGTGAAGGTGGGTTCTTTATGTACGATGGTACTGTTAAAATGCTTCCATGTCCTGTTGAAGATTTTGTATTTACTACAACAGGAGATAATTTAGGAGTAAATTATAGTTCTAATCAATTAGTTTTTTGTGAACACAATAGTTTATATAATGAAATAAACTGGTTCTATCCTTCAGCAACTTCAGATCAAATTAATAGATGTGTAGTATATAACTACGCAGAAAATATTTGGACCACAAGTTCACTAAATAGAACTAGTTATCTTGATCAAGGAGTTTTTGATCTACCTTACGCAACAGAATATAGTAAATCTGCTACACCTAATTTTCCAATACAAGGTATAACATCTAAGTATGGTTCGTCTACTTACTATGAACACGAAAAAGGAACTGATCAAATAAAAGCAGGAGTCACAACATCTATTGATGCTTTTATTCAATCTGGTGATTTTGATATTACAGCAGGAAAAGGTGTATTAACAGATATGGGTGATTTAAGAGGTGATGGTG